CAGGGGGCAGGCCCGGACGCTGATCTCCCAGAAATGGGAGACCATGGCGGCAGGGTCCGGCATACGCCGGGAGAAGCTGGCGGAGATCGCCGAGGAAATGTCCCTGGCCGTGCGCGGCCTCTGGGCGAAGGCAAATACTTCGACACAGCAGGTGCGAAACCTTGCCAAGCCGGTGCTTTTCAAACTCTCGGTCGAAGCGGGGATGCCAGAGGCTGTTGCTAGGAGATGTTGCAGCGTCCCTAGAAAGTTTGTCGAAGCGGAGCGGCGCTATACGCTGATCGCGACGCACGACCGCAATGCTAAGAAATTCTACGACAATCACCAGACACCTATCTACAGAACGCGGGAAAATTACGCCCCCGGAGACATTGTTTTCGGCGACGTATCACCTTGCGACATTCCGGTTCTGCGTCCTGACGGCAAGCTGGCCTGGGCGCGCCTGATCGTCTGGCAGGATGCGGCCACGAACATGATTCATGTGACTGGCTACCTGCCGAACAAGGGCACAGGCGTACGGCGCGAGCATGTGGCGCTTTCTTTTGCCTCCATGTGCGCCCATTCGCCCTGGGGCATGCCCAAACGCCTCTATTTGGATAACGGGTCGGAATACTCATGGACGGAAATGCTGGACGCCTGGCGCGAGCTGGCAACCTTCTCCGGCGGGGCTTTTGGCGGGGTGCAGCTGAACAGCGACGAGGGGCGGATCATTCGGTCCCAACCCTTTAAGCCCCGCGCCAAGAATCTTGAAGGCATTTTTAGCGCTCTGGCCTGGTATCTGGGCTGGCACCCGCTCTATGCGGGAGGCAACCGCATGGTGAAACGCACTAGACGACTGGGCAAGAAGCCGGAAGCGACGCCGCTTGAGGATTTGAAGGCATTTTTCGCCGACGCGATCCCGTACTACCACGCCACGCAACAAGGCGGGGAACACATGCGCGGACGTTCTCCAGTACAGGTGCTCAATGAATGGAAAGAGCGCGGCTGGACCAAGACGGTTGTGGATCAGGAAGCCTTAATGCTGGCCTTCGCGGATCGGAACGAACGGACAGTCCGGGCTGGAACTGTAGAGTCCGGCGGCTGGCGCTATTACCACGAAATGCTCCACCAGTATGACGGCGAGAAGCTGCTTGTCCGCCATCCCCGGCATGACCCTGTATGCAGCTTCGTTTTCAAGGAGTCGCGGCTGCTTTGCGTAGCCAGGCCCATGCCTGTCTACGACATGGCCGATCCACAAGGGGCCAAGTACGCGGCCAGACTAGCCAAGGAAGCACGCAAGGCCGTCCAGATCATGAAGGGGCAGGTGGCCTGGCTGGAGCCAAGAGAACTCATGCGCGAATTTGCTGAACTGGCAGGCGTCAATCAAGCCATCGAAGCCACAGAGCACAAAGCCAAGCGGATCAGTCTTTCGGAAGATGCGCAGGCCATGTTCGAGGCACGGCACAAGATGGTCGAGAATACGCTGGCCATTGCCGCCAAGTCACAAGACGCAGTGCGGCTTTCCATGAACAGGTTTGGAGTTGAGGAAGATGCTGAGGTTGAGGCTCTGAGAGCTCAGGGCTGGTAACGAAAACACAAGGAGGAACAGTGGATATTGCTGAAACCAAATACGTGCGCGAGGCACTGGCCCTCGCATCGCTGCTCAAGGAGACGACTGGTCCGGCTGTCGGCGAGATTGTCGGCGAAACCGGCACCGGCAAGACCGTATCGGCCCGCGCGATCATGTCCGCCCACGGCGCAATGAGAGTTTGCGCCTATGAGGGAATGAGTCGTTACGCCCTTCTCGGCGAGGTAACTGCCGCAGCCGGAGTTGAAGGCCCGTCCACCAAGTGGATGCGGATGCTTTCCGAGTGGGGACCGAGCCAAACCGAGCGCCCGGTCCTGATTTTGGATGAAGCGAACAAGCTACGCTGGCAGGCGCTGGAAGCCCTGCGCTACCTCGCCGACGAGTGCGGCTTCGCGGTGCTTCTGGTCGGGACCGAAATTTACGAGCGCCAGTTTGTAAGCGCCAAGACTCGCCCCCTGCTGTTGCAGCTCGGACGCAGAATAGGAGCCAAGCGCGCGAGAATGGGGCACCTCGACCGCGCTGAAACTTTCGCCCACGTACTCAAGTCTCGATTCGGCGATGTGGACCGCGAGACGGCTACCAAGTTTTGGCAGGGCTGCCGCAAGGGGAACTGGGGCGAGGCTGTCGAGCTGGCCGAAGAATGCCTGCGCATCTGCCGGGCGAACAATGTCTCCGCCCTGACCATGCCGGTCCTTGAGGCGGCGCTGACCTGGACCGCCAACCGCCGCGAAGTCGGCGCATAGGGGGTGGATATGTTCGGATTGACACCGGAAGGTGCGCTGGTCGGGCTGACCATAGGCAAGGTGGGAGAAGCGCTAAGCGTGATCGACGCCGCCATTGGCCGCCTGCAGAAGAGCCTCAAGGCGCTCGATGCTCAAGAGCAGGATTTTGGCGAAGTCAAAGTTTCGTCCCTCCAGGACGCTCGCAACATCCGCAATGACCGGATGCGCATCAATAACGCGCTGGGGGTCCTGCTTGAGACGAGAGAGCACGTCAAGCGCGGAATGCAGGCCGCTACCGGCCAGCAGAGTTTCAGCGATTATCGCCTCATGCGCAAAGAGCATGGCGAGGGTCTGCCACTTGTCCCTCTCGGCAGCGAGAAACCTTTCATGGCGGGTGACGTCGATCCACTCGACAAGAGTGCGAAGCTCTTCGGCGGTCGGCGGATCAGAGAAGTCCGGAAGCTCGGGTTTCCCCGTGAAGTCCTTGAAACTGAATGAATCTGACATGCAAACGACTATGCGCGCAACGGAGTGGAAAGGTCAATGCTCACATTAAATGAGATTTGCGCGGTGCTTGGCTGCTCAAAGCCTGCCGCCTCGCTGCTCAAGAATGGGAAATATGACAGGAACGGAGATTTGGTGAAGCGATACCAGGCCCTCATGGAGGCCATGGACAAGGGGCGCGAAACCCCGCTGGACCAAATCTGCATCGAATGCCCCCGACAGAACTGCGAAGGCTGCAGGGTGGCGGAACTCAGGGGATAACCCGCAACAGTCAAGGAGAATCACATGCTGCAGAGAAGCGATACCGGACGCAGGACAGGGAACCAGGCTTTCACCGCCATGCCGAACGGACCGATCTCCGGAGAGGCGCACCGGCTTGGCGTGGAGTGCAAGATTCTGGCGCAGAAGGCCGGAAGCGCCCACGAGGAGCTGGTGATCATGGGAAACAACATGCTGGCGCTTGCCGAGCGGATTGAAGGCTTGGAGGGCGCAACGCTGAAACACTTTGAAGGGAGCGAAAGATGAGCAAGCGGATCAAGCCGCAGAGCGAGATCATCACCACGGTCGAGCAGGCAAAGGTTGCAATGGCCGAAATGGCGGAGATCGAGCGCAGCCTCGCCGCCATCGAGGCGGACATGAACGAGAACATCGACATCGTGAAGCGCAACGCGGACGCCGAAGCGGCTCCGCACCAGGAGCGCAAAAAGGCCCTGGCGACGGCGCTGAACGGATTCGCCGAGGTGAACAGGAGCGAGCTGTTCACCAAGCGCAAGAGCCTGGAACTGCCGCATGGGGTGATCGGGTTCAGGCAATCCACGAGCATCGTGGCCAAGGCCAAGGTCAAGATGGCCCAGGTTCTTGAGAGGCTCAAGGACTTGGGTTGGAGCGAAGCCATCAAGACCTCGGAGACCGTGAACAAGGAAGCCATGCGCGAATGGGCGGACGGCAAGCTGGAAGCCGTCGGCATGGAGCGCAAGACCAAGGACCAGTTCTACATCGAAGTATCCGCCGAAGCCCTCAAGGGCGAAGCGTAACAACCACAAGGAGAAAAGGAATGTCTCTCACCAAAAGCGAAATCGTTCAGGCCGTAGCCGACAAGTCGGGACTGACCAAGACCCAGGCCACAGGGATCGTCGACACCGTGCTGCGCACCATGGTCGACGGGCTGCGCTCCGGCGAGTCCGTCAACCTCCGCCACTTCGGCACCTTCAAGCCGGTGACGCGCAAGGCCCGCGAGGGTCGCAACCCCCAGACCGGCGAGCCGGTCATGATTCCGGAGCGCCAGGCCGTGAAGTTCAAGCCGTCCAAGTCGCTGCTCATGGATGAACTGTAAGGCGAAACCGCCCTGCGGGGCGGTCGTCCCGGCCAATCGGCAACCGGGGCCTGATGAGCCAGCCGAAAGGAGAAAACCGATGGAAGAGAAGATTATGGATGCAATTGGCGTGGTGTTTACCGAGTCGGACAGCGACGACGGCCTGTGGGCGCGTATCGACGCCCTCGGGAATGTGGTTCCCGATCCCGGTCAGGCGTTTTTCGACACCCATTCCGTCTGGGGCGGCATCAAGGATACCGTGATTGACGGACAGCACATGGTGCGTATTCCTGCATTCTACATCAAGCGGACCCGACTGGTGAACGGAGAGTATGCTGGCAAGCATGCCTGGCTGATCAGCGACAAGCCTCTGGACGGATTTTCCATCCATCCGGCCTTCCGTCGTGACGGTGGCGACCTGCAGCAGGTTTTCGTCGGCAAGTACCAGGCCAGCATGGACGGCTCCAAGCTCTCTTCCGTTCCCGGAGTCAAGCCCGCCGTCAGCCGGAGCCTGACGCAGTTCCAGGCCGACGCCACCGCGCGCAACGAGGGCGATGTCGACGGCTTCATGCTCTGGAGCGCTTATCAGTGGTCCGCGATCCAGTGGCTCTACCTGGTGGAGAACGCCACCATGGACAGCCAGAGCAAGACCGGTCGCGGCCGCGTGGACGCCTGGGGCAAGGGTGCGGCGGAGGTTGACGCCGAGGATGTGGCACAGGCCACCTATCGAGGGATCGTCGGCCTCTGGGGCAACGTCTGGCAGTGGATCGACGGGCTCAAGACCGATGATGGCGAAATCTGCCTCTGGGACCGCAACGGCCGCAAGACATGGGTCGAGACCGGCCAGATTTCCGACTCCATTGACGACGCTGTTTATCCGGTGACCTTCATGGACGAGAGGACGAACGAATATGACCTCGGCGACCTCTTTATCGTGGACTTCGGCGCTGATGAGCAGAGCGAATCCACAGCTCCTGACTGGCAGTATTGGGACAGCTATCGCGAGTACTTCCCGTTCGTGGGCGGCGCCTGGAGCAGCGGCGCGGGTGCGGGGCTGTGGCACGTCCACTGCTTCCACGCCGCGTCGCTCTCGAACGCGAGCCTCGGTGCGCGCCTGGCGAAGGAGTAATGTGTCTTGAGCCTTGATTCATGCTGTGGCGGGCGAAAGCCCGCCTGTTGAAAGCGAAACCGCCCTGAGTGGGCGGTCGTTCCGGAGAGACGGCGACCGGGGCCTGATGAGCCAGCCGAATGAAAACGAAATGCCGCAAGGCGGCTTAGGAGAAATATGCAGATAACGCACCCTCAGACTTTGGTGACCGCGCTTTTCCTCGGAGCGTATGCCCTGGGATTCCGCTACGGCGTTCCGGCCGCGATGCTTCCGTGGCAGGTGAGGACGTGGGTATGCCTGATCGCGCTCCTGTTCGGGGCTGTAAAGAGTTCCGGGATGCCTCTGGTCGTCGCCCCTTTGCGTGGACTGCATAGCTCTGCTGGTCATGATCCAGGCTGACGACAAGGTGACCCTCGCCGTGTTCGCGTTAACGATGATCGGCGCATACTCTCTGAGGTCGTAGTCTGGAGGCGGAGGAATCAATGACCCAGGACGAGAAGAAGCACGAACTGCGCAAGGCTCTTGCCGACTTTTTTACGAACCCGGCGGTGCTTGCGATGTGGCGCGGCCACATCAAGCGCAAAGGTCTGAGCGCGGAAGACGCCGAAGAGGTTGTCGGATGGCTGAAACTCTGGGCGAATGGAGGTGGAAAATGAAAAAGAAGCCAATAACGCCCCGCAGGCGAACCCTGCTCCATATCGCACACAAGGCTGCGGACCAGCTCGGATGGGACGACGACATGCGCCGTTCCATTCAGGAGACGCATACCGGGCATAGTTCCTGTCGGGATATGAGCGATGCCCAGCTGACGAGGTGGTGTTGGAAGCTCAAGGATATGGGCGCGGATATTTACGTTCCTGATCCGGCTCCGCGCGGCGGGCAAGACCTGACGAAGCCGACCACTCGGCAGCTCGCCCAGATTGAACAGCTCGCTTTTGAGCGCGGATGGGAGGACGGGCTGAATGATGGGCGTCTGCGCGGGTTCATCAAGCGTACGGCTGGCGTCGACGATGTCACCTTTGTCAGCAGGAAACAGGCAACCGACATCATCTCCGGCCTTCGGCGCTGGAAGAAACAAGAGGAGTCCAAGTGATCGAACCGAAGCTGAACATGGAACACGCGCAAAAGCTGGAAGAGTTGCTTCCTGCGAGCGTGAGGGAGCTGGCCGAGCATATCGGCCTGGACTTCGCCTTGCGCGTCGTGGAGAAGCTCGGCGGAACCACCCTGGACGTGCCGAAGGGAGACATTCCCGCTGGCATCGCCCGTATAGAGTGGCTTGGCGAGGTTCTCGGCGAGGATGTCGCCGCAGCTTTCGTGCGCCACTATGGTGGCAGTCGCGGGTTCTATATCCCGCGCTGCCAGGCTGCCGTCGCGGCCATGCAGGATTTGTCGATCCAGAAGCGCTTCGACAACCTCTCCGAACAAGGCTTGTCGGCCCGCACTATCGTGGCCATGCTGGCTGTCGAGTTCAGCCTGACCGACAAGACCATCTGGCGCGCCCTGACAAGGGTTCCCGGTGGAGAAAAGAAGGACGGCGGCAGGTCACAGCAGGCTGGGCAGCTGCCCCTGCCTCTTTAGCGGGCGTTGACAAGGGATAGCTTTTCCGAGAAAAGTTCTGTATCAAAAAGCCAAGGCCAAAGCCTTATATCAGCGGGAGTCGCAAGCGTAGTCTTGTGGCTCCCGCTGAATGCTTTCCACGCTCACCCCGCCGCACATTGCCGTATCGTGCGGGCATGAAAAAGAATTACAATCCCCCCCCTCAAATTTTCGATGCCGCGTTCCTTCTGGTTGTGGCTGCCGAGGGTGGCGAGAAGGTCACGGACGACCCTCGCGACCCCGGCGGCCTGACCAAGTGGGGCATTTGCCAGCGCTCGTATCCCGATCTCGACATCCGCGCCCTGACCGAATCTGACGCGCGCGAGATTTACAGGCGGGATTATTGGGATGCCTGCAAGTGCGATGAGCTTCCCTGGCCTCTTTCCCTCTACGTCTTTGACGCCGCCATAAACCAGGGCGTATCCGCTGCCGCGCGGATGCTCCAGGAGGCGGCCGACGTGACCGTGGATGGCAAGATCGGCCCGAAGACTCTCGCTGCCGCAAAGTCCCACCCGGAATGGCGCGCGGTCAGGTTCATGGCCCTGCGCGCGATGCGCTACAGCCAGACGAAAAACTTCGACCGCTTCGGCATGGGCTGGCTGACGCGGATATTCGCTCTCGCCCAGGAGGTATGATGCTTCCCTTTGTTGGAGACCTGATCTCTGCCGGGGTCGACCTCATCAAGGGGTACTTCCCTCCGGATATGACTCCCGAGCAGAAGGCCGAGGCCGAGGCTAGGCTCGCACTGCTGCAGCAGCAGGCCGTGGCGCAGGCTATGTCTTTCCAGGCCGACATGGAAAACCAGCTCACCGAGCGGCTGAAGGCGGACATGGACAGCGACAGCTGGCTGTCCAAAAACGTGCGGCCTCTCGTCTTGATCTATCTGCTGGCGGCCTGGACCATCTTTGCAGGCTTCTCGCTGTATCAGCACGACGTCTCCCCGGCCTACGTGGACATGCTCAAGCAGATGCTCATGGCGGCCTTCGGGTTCTATTTCGTCTCTCGCGGGGCGGAAAAGATCACGGCCATTCTCAAGGGCGGGGGGGGGCAGGAAATGACCGAAAGGCAGTTGCTGTTCGCAGCAGGACTTATGGTCGCCTGGAGCGGCTTTCTCGTGGGCATACTGCGGGCGCTCGTCTCCAAGATGGTGAGCGACATGGAGAAGCGCCAGGCCGAACAGGCGAAGGAGCTGGCACAGATCAGACGCGAGCAGCAGTGTTGCCGATCCGAGCTTGCCATCAACTTTCAGCGCAGGGAAGACTCCATCCGCGAATACACGGCCCTGAACGTGAAACTAGACCGGCTCTACGAGCTGATGGCCCGGAGGAACAATGAATGAGTTTGTAGACATCGCCAGGGCGGAACGGGAGACCCTCCGCTGGGTGCTTCTCTACGCGCTGTGGCATGCGCGCCCCTATGGCACCACGGAAATGGTGCTTATGAGGACCGCCCAGGACGTCCCGCTGGCGGTGACTCCCGACCTGGTCCGGCAGGAGCTTGCAAGTCTGGAAAAGCGCAAGCTGCTGACGATCACCAAGGGGCCTGTCTGGAAAGCCGAGCTGACCGCCGACGGTGAGGACGTGGTGGACCACCGCGCGCCGTGTCCCGCAGGCGTCGCAAGACCCCCCAAGTGGTAAGCGGCATGGCAAGGAAATCCACAGTCCAGCAGCTTTCACCGGAGATACGGTCCTATCTGGAGCGGCGGATCGTCGAGGGCAGATTGACGCTCGACGAGCTGATCGCAGACCTGCAGGGCAAGTTTCCCGACGAGGCCGCTCCCTCCCGCTCCGCCGTGCATCGTTACGGAAAGAAGCTGGAGCGAAAGCTCTCGGCCATCAAGGCGAGTACGGAAGCCGCGAAGCTCATTGCGGAGAGCGCGCCGGATCAGGCGGACCTCAGGTCCGCAGCTGTTATCAGCCTGGTCCAGTCAGAGCTGTTCGATGCGATGGTGTCGCTGCAGGAGGCCGAGGAAGAGTCCGACGCCGGAGCGCGTGTCAAGCTGCTCTCTCAGGCCGCCAAGGCTATCGCGGAGGTTTCCAGAGCGTCCGTGGTTCAGAAGCGCTGGCAGGACGAGGTGGCCGAGAAGCTGGCCAAGATCGAAGAGGCCATGCAGGACGATGCCCGTTACGACGCATACACATTCAATCGCATTAAGGAAGAGCTGTATGGCAGCTAATGTAAAGCCCATTATGAAATATCCCGGCGGAAAGAGGTGGCTGGCAAAAGACATTGCCGCCATGCTTCCGCCGCATCGTTGTTATGTGGAGGTCTTTGGTGGCATGGGGGCCGTGCTCCTGGCGAAAGAGCCCTCTCCTGTCGAGGTGTACAACGACGTCGACGAGGGGCTGGTGACGGTCTTCCGCGTCGCACGGCATCATCCCGACGAGCTTTCCAAGGAGCTTCGGTATTGCCTCTTTTCCCGTTCCGAGCGCCTGCACTGGCTGGAGTCTCCGGGCGAGACGGACATTCAGCGCGCCGCGCGGTGGATCGCCGCACGGTGGACCGGCTTTGCCGGGCTGGCCGGTCGTGG